GAAATATGCACAATCTATCATATGAAGTAATGGCAAATCCTATCGGAGTAAAGGGTATTGGAAAGTATATATCAGAGGATGAGGAAACATCATTTGCTAAGTATAAAAAGGGTGCACCAGTTCACGTCAAGGCAGCAATTAATTACAATTCATTGATTGACCATTGGTATGAGGGTAAACGATATGAAAAGATTACAAATGGTAGTAAGATTAAATGGGTGTATTTGAAAGAGAATACATTTGGATTTGACGCAATCGCATTCAAAGGACACGAAGACCCACGAGAAATATTAGAATTGATTAAGAATCACATAGACCACAACAAAATGTATGAACAGGCGATGTCAAAGAAACTCGGTATGTTTTATAAAGCAATGCATTGGGGTGGAGTAGAGGACAAGACAACATCTATGAATAGGTTTTTTTAGTGGAACAATATGTAAACGCAGGTTCAGTATTCATAGAAGAGATTCCACCTCCAGTAGCCAAGAAGATGATTATTGAAAAACACTACACTCACGCATTCAGTATGTGTAGATATGCTTTGGGTATTTATTATGTTGGTGAGAAAGACCACAAGTTCTATGATGAAAAGGAAAAGAAACTAATTGGTTGTATGACTTATGGATATCCAGTTGGTCGTTCGGCAATCAAGTCTATGATACCTACATTGGAAAAGGAAGAAGTATTAGAGTTGACAAGACTATACATTGATGACGGATACGGAAAGAACATTGAGTCTTTGAGTATGGGTAAATCATTTAAATGGTTGAAACAAAATGCCAGCAACATCAAAATGTTACTCAGTTATGCAGACCCTGAACAAATGCACTTGGGAACAATCTATCAGGCAACGAATTGGTTGTATCAAGATTGTCGTGATATACAATTAATGCCAAACTATTCAGTATCATTAGGGGAACCACACAAATGGATACATAGTCGTACGGTATTTTCAAGATGGGGTAGTCATAATGTAGAACATTTGAAAAAACACATAGGACAAACATTTTATAGGAAACGAGAAGCACCTAAACACAGATATTTATATTTCTTGGGTTCATCAAGAGAAAACAAAAAGATGAGAACACAATTGAAACACGATTGTAAAGCATACCCAAAGAACAAAAAAGAATTCATACCACCAATTGAAAAATATGAAGTGGAGAATACAAACAGAAAAAAATCTATGGAAAAATATTTTTGATTTTCGGATTATTAAATGATATTTATAGATAAACCAAATAGGAGTTACAATGAACAAATCTCAATTAACTAATTTCATTAACAAATACACATTAGGTGGAGAAATTAAATCTACTAAATGGGTTTCTAATGGTGATAGTTTAGCAACAAGATTTATCTCAGGTGATAAGTCAGTTGTCGGTAAAGTAGTTTTAAGTAAATTTAAACACTTAGAACCTTGTGAACTTGGAGTATATAATACTGCACAATTAGGTTCACTACTATCAGTATTAGGTGATGATGTTGATGTAAGTTTATCACGAGCAGGTGATAAGTTTATTTCTATGGAATTAGAAGATAGCAAAAGAAAAACAAAATCTAAATATATGTTGAGTGATTTGTCAGTTATACCGACACCACCAGAACTGAAGAATCTACCAGATTCATTTGAGTTAGGTATCAAGGTAGACGCACATTTCATCAATACATTTATTAGTGGTAAAGGTGCTTTATCAGAAGCAGAAACTTTTACGATATTAACAGATAACGACAAAACAAGCATTGTGATTGGATATGCAAGTATCGCATCTAATCGTGTTACGATTCCAGTTGAAACTACAAAGTTCAAAATGATGGAACCAATCTCATTCAATGCTAATATGTTCGCATCTATTCTACAATCAAATAAAGATTGTGAAAGTGCAACATTAGAAGTTAGTTCACAAGGGTTATCAAGAATTAAATTCGCAATTGACAATTACGATTCAGAATATTTCTTGGTATCAACACAAGCAGTTAACTAATGGAAAGTCTAAAACATAGTTTATGGGTAGAGAAATATCGCCCTAACGAGTTAGACAATTATATCGGTAATGACCATTTAAAATCAAAGGTGTCGGTGTATCTTGAATCAGGAGATATACCACATCTATTGTTATTCGGTAGAGCAGGAACAGGTAAAACTACCCTTGCTAAACTATTAATCAATAACATTGATTGTGATTACCTTTATATAAACGCATCTGATGAGAATTCAGTAGATGTAGTTCGTGAGAAAGTCAAGAACTTCGCATCAACATTAGGTTTCAAAGATATGAAAGTCATAATCTTGGACGAGTGTGATTACATTACACCAAACGCTCAAGCAGCACTTCGTAATCTTATGGAAACTTTCTCTAAGAATTGTCGTTTTATATTAACTTGTAATTATGTGGAACGAATTATTGACCCGATACAAAGTCGTTGTCAGTCTTTCCAAATAGTTCCACCTGATAGAAAACAAGTAGCACAACATTTGGCAAATATATTGACAAATGAAAGTGTAGAGTATGATGTTAAAGACATAGCTACCATTGTAAATGGTGGTTATCCAGATATCAGACGAGTAATCAATGGTGCTCAAAGACAAGTTGTAAACTCTCAATTAACAATTGATGAAAATACTATTGTTCAAAATGATTACAAAAATCAAGTGTTAGATATATTGAAAACACAAGATAAAAAGAATTCATTTAAAAACATTAGACAATTGTTAGCAGATTCAAAAGTAACAGACTTCTCTGATTTATTCAGATTGATGTTTGATACGGTTGATGATTGGGGAGCAGGACATATCGCTGAGTGTATATTGATTTTAAGTAAATACCAACAATCAGATGCGGTAGTAGTTGATAAAGAAATCAACATTATGGCTATGTTTGTAGAAATCATAGGGAGTATAAAATGAGTAGTCATCCAAAAGGAATGCCACCAAGAGAAGACGGACTTCAAATAGATATATCAAAAGCAGATACTATTGTTTGTGAGGAGTGTGGAAACGCATCTTTTATACCGGCTTTCTTTTTAAAAAAGGTATCGGCACTGATGTCACCAACAGGACAAGAAGCTATTATTCCAATACAAGTTTATAGTTGTGGAAATTGTGGAACCGTACCGAGAAAATTATTAGAATCATCAGGTATGACAGGTGGACAAGAAATTAGTAAATAGAGTTCATTACAATGTAGATAAATTCTACAACGAAAATTATAGAGTAGTTCTAAGAGAACAAACTGAAAATAATTTTCCAAAAGGTGAACACGGACTAAAACTCTATCAACACAAAGATGATGAGGGAAATACTATTTACACTAACGACCAAGGTGAGTATGTTTATAATCATCACCAAGCTTTAAATATTTACCAAAACAATATGGGTAGATTTGAGGGTGGTAGACAACACGACCCAATCTATAATGATGAAAACGCAAAATATCAAATCTACACCTTTGGTTGTAGTTGGACTTATGGTTGGGATATTCAACAACAACAAACCTTTACTCATTTACTCGGAGACGAAAACACAGCAGTTCATAATTATGGAGCAGGTGGAACAGGTTTAGACTTCGCAGTCAAGACATTATCTGAAGTTTACATACCAGAATCAAGACGACAAATATTTATTATCACAATGCCACACTTTTTTAGAAGAACTTGGTTTGATGATAATGGTGTTGTGTTGAGGTCTTGGCAGGTAAAAGAACAAACCGATGTAAATGAGTATAATCATTATTTTAATTTTTTACACAATTATGAATTACTTAATAGATTTGTAGGTCGTGATAAAATTATATGGGGAACTTGGGAAAATGACATACCGAGAGATAAATTTGATGTGGTGTTTGAGTGTATTGACCATACAACAGATGGATTACATCCAGGTCCAAAAGCTCATAAGAAATATGCTAGTGAACTAAAGAAAATACTTAAAGAAAAATATGAATCCAAACGATAAGAAGTGGAAAGAAAAAAAATTAAATCATTATGATAACAAAATATTATTTGATGATAATGAAAGAAATTTTGTAATGGGAGATTGGGAAGAGCCGGTTATGAAAGCTCATGCGGAAATAACTTGTCGTAATGGTGGGGATATTTTAGAGATTGGATTTGGTATGGGTATTAGTGCTGATTACATTCAACAACAAGATATTAAATCACATACAATTATTGAGTTGAATGATGAGATACACGAGAAAGCAGTTGAATGGTCAAAAGATAAACCAAATACAAAAATAATTCACGGAGATTGGAAAACTATTAAATTAGAGAAGCAGTTTGATGCTATATTTTATGACGCGGGTGAGCAAGCACCTTCCGATACAATAGCTTTATCTTTATTACCTTTGTATATATTAAGATTTTGTAAAGTTGGGACAATAGTTACTATGTTTAATCATATGTGGGAACCAACTACAACTTGGCACAAAAGATTTTTTACTGACAAACAAATAAAGTTTTATGAGGTAGACGCGAGAGTGCCAGATGGTAGGGAAAATGGTTACAATGAGGAACACGAAATATATTACTTACCAGAGTGGGTGGTGGCAGAAGACGACACAGAGGAAAAATACAGAAAATGTATTACAAGATAGATTTAAGTAATTACGAACCACGAGAAGTTCCAAAATTTCAAGAGTTCAATAATTGGGAACAGATGAAATGGAACGAGGTTCAAACAGATATTTTAAGAGAGTTAAATGAATTCAAGGACTCATTCGGTAAAGATTGGGAAGAGTGGAACTTATCTGATTTAAAACACAGACTACAAAATAACTGGTCGTTTTATTTAGTTGAGGGTGGTTGGTGTTTTATTGATTGGAATAGGCAATATCCTTATCTGGCAAATCGTTATGTGTTTCCAGAAAATAGAAATAAAGGATTGGGTAGTGATTTAGTGTGGTTAAGGTGTAATGAAATTAAACAACAAGGATACGATACTGCTATGATTAAGTTAGAAGATTGGAATACGCCAGCACTATCGGTTATGAAAGAAAAAATGTTTACTAAAATGAACTAAATTGATATTTATAAGTAGAGAAAAATTATGTCAGTACAAACAAAAGTAGAAAATTATTTAAATTATATCACAGGAAGTGCAGGTGGTTGGCCAACAAATACTAATATTGGTATAGTGGGTGGAATAGATTATATCATTGAAAGTGGTTCAGACGATGTATACTTCCACGAGATGAACACTGCTTGTGGTGTTTATGGTTCTTATTCAACACAATTAACAATATTTAATAAAATATCAGATTATGCAAATGAACAAGGTTGCTCAACTGCGTATGTTTATGGACAAAGTGACTCACGAAAAAGAAATCCATCATCAATACAAGAACCTTTAATTAGTTCAAGTTTTGCACGACACAATATTTCAGTTAATTTTGAGTATAATGATAACACATCAGTAACCTATTTTTCACAAAGAGGACAAAATCAATACACAGGTAGCTTTCATTTATTTATGCAAACACCTTGGTATAGTGATGATAAATTATTAGAAATTGTTAGTGGTTCATTTAATAAAAATACATTTAGAACAATTTTATCAAGTTCACCAGTCAGTTCTTCTTTGACACCAGTGTTTAATACAGGTTCATTCTCAACATCAAATCTATATCATCCAGATTTTGTTGTAAAGGATGCGAGTCAAGACGGAACTGCACACGAGGGAACAGGATTAGAATTTTACAAATATATTTCAGCGAATCCAACTTATCAAAATGCAGTCAATAGTGGTTCGTTGATAGAAACTTTTATTGTTCCGAGTGGTAGTATAGTTGGTGGGGTTGGTTATGCAAGCACAAGAAAAATGAATTACTTGATGACACCAGATAAACAGATATTACTTGAAGACAAAGATGAGTTACCATTAATTGTAGCACCAAAATTTGTTTTGATGTCAGGAAAAGATAGATGGGTACACGCAAATCAAATGATGTATTCAAGTGCAAGTGGTAGTTTGATTCAAATGTATGATAACTCTACGAAGCAAATCCAAGATATAGAGGTTGGTGATGTTGTAAAATCATATAAACCAGTTGGATTACCTGATGAAAGTTATAAGTATGATTGGTTAGATTATTCTACGACAGATTTAAGTGGTTCAGTGGCTTCTGGTTCAGTCGTTGTGAGAACTATGGAGTATGACCACTATGGACATATTTTAGTTAATGGTTCAATAAAGATAGCCATTATGAATCAGTCAATGATGAAAGGTGCCAGATATTTCTTAAAACAAGGAGACACTTGGAGTTTTGCAAAACCAGACGAAATATCAGTGGGGGATTATTTATTTGATAAGGATGGAAATGAAGTGGAAGTAACATCAGTTTCAGAAGTTGGAGAAAATTTAACTTGGCATTCTTTAGATGTTGAGGACATTGATACATATTTTACATCAGAGATACTAGTTCACAACATCCCACCAAGAAAATGTTTCACAGGTGATACGATGATTACTTTGGCAGACGGAACTTATGAAAATATACAAAAGATTAAGCCAGGAACAGAAATTAAAACTTATAATGAAGAAACTGGTAAATTACAAAATTCAGTTGTGGGTGAGATTACAAAAATCAGACACGACAATTTAGTCAAGTATAAATTTAATGACAACACAGAAATTAAAGTAACAGACGACCACCCGTTTTATGTAGAGGGTCAAGGTTATAAAGCACCATTAGAGGTTGGTGATGTAACTCTAAATGATAAATTAAGTAAAATAAAAATGGTTAGTGTGGAAGAACTTGACTTAAATGAAATCACATATAATATAGATAACACAAATAATAGCAATAATTATTTTGCAAATAGGGTTTTAGTTTCTGATGAGTCTGATACATAACAACAATTTTAGATGGTATCATTACAGAGATAATTTCTTATCTCAAAAACAATGTTCTAAATTAGTGGAGGAGATAGACAACGCCTCAGAGAAACCAGAAGATAGATTTTGGTCTGATTCTAAAATTGAGAAAGCGGTTAAACTTAATGATATTAAGGTGTGTGATGAATCATTAGTTGATAAATATTGGAAACTTTTTAAGTTAGTTAATGTTAATTACAATTTTCACATAACAGGAATTCAAAGAAATGGTGTTTATGGTAAAAGATATTCAACAGATTGGACAGAGGACGAATTTCCACACACAGACTTTTCAGCAGGAGAGGGAAAGTATGTTGATAGCACTACAAAATTTACTTGTGTGACTTATCTAAATGATGATATGGAAGGTGGGGAACTACAAGTTACGAATGACAAAATACCAGTGGAAGTTGGAAGAGCAATAATATTTCCTTCTTTTACTAATCACAAAGTTATGCAATTCTATAATAAAAATAGATATGTTTTAGTATGTTTTGCAGAGGGGAATACTTTTAAATGAAATATAACGACGATTTTAAATTTTCAATTCAAATACCTAATTTTCTTTCAGAAGAAAAGTGTGATGAATTAAAAAAAGATATAATGGAATCAGAACAAGATGTAATTGGTTGTGTTGGAGATGAAAACGGAACAGCGATATTACCAGAAATTAGAAAAACTAATGAGTGGTATTTGTTTGACCAACCTGACAATGAATTTAGACCAGACAAAACCAACAAAGATTGGAAATGGTTACAAGATAAAATGTTTCAAATGGTGAACATAGTTAACGATAGTGTTTTTCATTTTGATGTTGATGGGTGTGATGATGAATTAAAACTGATAGAATATCAGGATGGTGGTTTTTATGGTTGGCACACAGACTTTAACGCAGGTAGTTGTTCCAATAGAAAGATTGTAGGAATTGTTCAACTTACGGACCCAAGTGAATATGAGGGTGGAGATGTTCAATTCGGTATCCAAGATAAAGATACAAAAGAGTGGTATACAATGGAAAAGAAAAAGGGTTCATTGACATTATTTCCGGCATTTCTATGCCATAATGTAACACCAGTCACAAAAGGTAAACGATATGTAATTCAAGAATTATTTGTCGGAGACCATTTCAGATAGGATAAATATGTATAAACCAGTAGATATGGATAATTTGAAGTTAAATAATAATTTCAAATGGGTAATAACAAAAGATAACTTCTTTTCCGAAGAAGAGTGCGAATATATAATAGATAAGGTTGATAACTATTCTGAAAGAAAAAAAACAAAATACTTTGAAGCAGATGATAGTATTTGTTTATTAAACATTAATAAAAACAACGAACAAAAATACTTAGATAAATTTTGGGAAGCTATATCAATAGCAAATCAAATTCACTACAAATATGATATTCAAGGTATTTATAGAAATAGAATACAATGTCATAGATATGATGTAGGAGATTGGTATAATCCACACTCAGATTTTTATCCAACAGACCAGTATAGTTCACTAAAATTAACTTGTATTGTATCATTAAATGATGATTATGAGGGTGGAGAGTTTAAATTGTTTGACGGAAAAACCATAGAACAAAAACCAGGTAGATTAATTATTCATCCGGCATTTGCAGGACATCAAATTACCGAGATAACAAAAGGTAAAAGATATTCTTGTGTTGCTTGGGCAGTAGGGGATACTTTCGTATGATACAAAATGATAACTTTAAATTCGTAGTTCATAGGGAGGACTTTCTATCATTGAGTCAATGTCAGAAGCTAATGAGGTATTTAGAAACAGGTGAACCAACTGAATCAGAACTCGCCGGTAATTACGACGAAAATATATTGAACAAAGAAGTTCGTGATAATAAAGAAGTCACGATTAATAATGATAAACTTAACAACAAACTACAAATGGTATTTGAATTGTCTAATCAATCTATATGGAAATACAATATAGAAGAAATGGAAAAGGTAAAAATACTACGATATGAAAATGGTGGTAAATATAAATGGCATACTGATTGTGGTTCACGAGAAACTTCATTAAGAAAACTAACCGCTATTATTCAATTATCAGATGAAACAAAATATGAGGGTGGTAATTTAGAATTTGGAATCACAGATAAATCAGGTAAAAATAATTACACCGCACCAAGAACACGAGGAAGTATTACAATCTTTCCAGCGTTCTTATCACATAGAGTTACACCAGTAACAAAAGGTAGAAGATATTCATTGATAACTTGGATGTTAGGAGATTGTTTTGTATGAAAATAGCACTATGTATATGTCCACAATGGTCAATTGAATCACCTTCATACGCATTAGGCGTATTAAAGTCCGAAATAAATAATCCAAAAGTAGAAGTAAAACAATTTGATATAAATATGGATAGTTCAATTTATATGAGAGATGTTGATTATGAGTTTTGGTATGATTGGGGTAATGATAAACCTTGGAATTCTGACAATAACTTTAAAGAATATGTTCTACCAAGATTACAAGATTTTTGGAAACCTTACATTGAGGAATTATCCACTTATGATGTTGTAACTTTCACAAACTATACTTCTAATATTATGTCAACAGACTACATAGCTAGGTATGTTAAAGAAAAGAATCCAAATGTTCAAATATGGTATGGTGGACCTTATTCTTGGTATTCTGAGTATGGTGGTCTTGTTGAACAAGGTGGTATGCAAAATAATGTAAAAAGAATATTTGATGTTCATCATAGAGAATTTGTTGATGTTGCTTGTAATAGTTCTGATGGAGAAACTGTAATTGGTAATTTAGTAGATTGTTATGTGAGAGACGGACATTATGAAAATGTAAAAGGAATATGGCGTTGGGATAAAATGAAACCAAGTTTTCCAACATTTATGAAAGCAGGTAGAAGTGGTAGAACAGCAGTTTTTAATGGGAGAACAATACCTTTAAATCTAAATGATACAAAAACACCAATGTGGGACGAGGATATACTTGAAAACTATTTAACATTATGTAAAATAAGAACAGAAGACCCAACATTTTTTGGAGAGGAAGCACAAGCTTTTACAGAGGAGCATATGTTAGAAAACGAGGACGGATATGACCCAAGAGAAATGAAAGGTGCAATTCCAGGTAGAAATAGAAACTCAATGATACCAGAAATGGACAAAACTATAACCGGTGAAAAGGCATTCGCAGGTGAATTATCAAGAGACGGACATAGTAATTTGTATAGTGATTTTGCAGTCTTACCAATTCAAGGGTCAAGAGGTTGTACTTTTAAATGCACATTTTGTGCGGAAACAAGATTGTATAGATATAAAAGTCCAGAGAAAATAATTGAGCAAATGAAACATATGATTGATAAAACTGGTATTTATAAGTTTTGGTTTACAGATTCATTGATAAATGGTTCTATGAAATTATTTAGTAAGTTTGTGGAAGAATTAGAGTGTGAAATAAAGAATGGTAGATTACCGGAAAATATTGAGTGGGGTGGACATTTTAGAACACATAAAAAGTTAGATGGTGATTTACTATCAAGGGCGAACAACGCCGGACTAAACCATATGAATGTTGGATTTGAAAGTGGTGTTCCAAAGATATTAGGTTTAATGGAAAAGGGACAATTGCCAGAACAGATTAGTGATTTTTTAAAGGGTTGTTATGAAAGTAAAGCTAAGTTTCAAGGTAATTGGTTACCAGGTTTCCCAAAAGAAAACCATATGGACTTTTTAGTTGGTTCTAAATGGTTGTATGATAATGCAAAATACTTCAGAGCTAATGGTGAAATAACTTTATTACAATCAACGGACATATATGACAACACACCATTAGATGTTTACAAAGATGAGTTTGATGTTTCAAAAGAAAACTCATTTCTTAATGATTGGGTTAGTAATGATAACAAGAACTTTTTATTAGTTAGACATCTTCGTTCTTTTTTATATGAAGCACAAGTTAATATATTTGAAATCTTTTATCGTAGAAGAATATGGAACAACCCACTAAAAATAAACAAACTTAAGGTTGACTTAAAAGATAAAGTTGATAGTATACCATTTGAGTCTGAATTCTTAAATTCAAAAAATTTCAGAAATCCGAAAAAAATAATTGAAAATGAAATAATACTTACAATTAAATCTTTCGTTTGGAATGTTATTAACGTCAGTAAAAAAGTAGAACTTGACATAGAAGTGAAAGATAAGTTTTTAACTTACAGATGTAAAAATTCATTTTCAAATATTCATATTAAATTGGATTCAGTTGGAGATGATTTTGATTTAATCATTGATTATGATGTTAGAATTGACAAAGAAGATAAAAATCTTTCAAATAAATACACAGATGATTTAGACTTTATCATAAAGGATAAACTAGTTATCAGTGGTAATGTAAATGACTACAAGTCAAATGATAAAGTAAAAGAATTATACAACGATACTATGGATTACAAGAAGTATAAGATAAATCTAAAAAGAACCGAAATGACAAGTCAATACTAAATAATTTACATTTTCAGATTATTAAAAGATACTTATTTATATCTAAGGTTATTCACTATGAAAACAAAAACACTATTTGACCACATAAAACAAATTACTAATGTTCAAAACCAATTGTATTGGGACAACATTACAGATGCGGACAAGAAAACTTGGTCCAATTATATGGTGCATAGGTTTTTATCAATGAAAGCAGAGTGGATAGAAGTTGTAAATGAAATACAACAATATTGGGAATTGAAACCAAAATCAGTTTATCAATTCTACACCAATATACTACCAAGAGGAAATACATACTTAAGATATACTAAATCTAAGAAGAAATCCAAGATAGAAAAGTGGGCTATGGATATATTATGTGATTACTTTGAAGATAGTTCAGAAAATATTGAAAAAACGCTTGACATTATGGGTAAAGATGTTGTATATTCAATTATATCAAAGTATGGTGTAGATGAAAAACAACTAAAAAAAATATGGAGTAAGTAATGATTAAAGACACACCTACAAAAAAAGAAATGGAAATGGTGGACACACAAGATGTCGTAAAATATATGGAACAAACTTATCCTGAAATGACAGGTGAGTTTCTAAAAATACAATCAGAACAATATGAATTATTTTGTAGAAAACAATACGACTATGGTCCACAGAATATCGCAGTCGGAACAATTCTAAAAACACCAGAAGATATTAAATTATCGTTGTTAGGATTGTGGTTCAGAATGAACGACAAGATAGAAAGAATGAAAACATTATTGTTGAGAAACGGAGAAAATTCAGTTGAGGGTGAACCCGTAACTGATAGTTTTTCAGATGTATCAAATTATGGAGTTATGGCGCAAGTCGTAGCAAGAGGTAAATGGGCAAAATAAGTTATAGTCAATTTTCACAATGGGATAAGTGTCCACAGATGTGGAAACTTAATTATGTAGATAAAGTCGGAACATTTACGGGTAATATCTATACGATATTCGGTAGTGCTCTACACGAAACTATTCAAGCATATTTAGTTTGTTATTACGAACGAACAATCAAAGAAGCAGATGAATTACCATTAGATGATATTCTATTGTATCGTATGAAAGAAAACTATAAGGAGTCAGAAAAAAGATATGGAGACGGATTTGAAGTTACCAAAGAGGAAATGGCAGAGTTCTACAAAGACGGATTAGATATCATTGAGGAATTTAAGAAACGAAAAGGTAGTCATTTCAAAAAGAAAGATACTGAATTAGTCGGTATTGAAATGAATCTAAACTTTGAATTACCACAAGATATGAAATTTGTTGGGTTTATGGATGTTGTTCTACACGACAAGAAAACTGGTCGTATGAAAATTATTGATATCAAAACTTCCACAATGGGTTGGAACAAGTATATGAAAGCCGATAAGAACAAAACCAATCAGTTGTTATTGTATAAACACTTTATGGCTAAACAATTAGAGATATCAGAAGATAAGATTGATGTGGAATATTTTATTCTGAAACGAAGACTATATGAAAATATGATGTATCCACAAAAAAGACTTCAGTCGTTCTCACCAGCGAGTGGAAAACCAAGTATCAATAAAGTTATGACAAGACTACAAGAGTTTATAGATGATTGTTATGATGACAAGGGTAAAGTTATCAACAAAGAATATGTGAAAATGGCATCAACAAAGAATTGTAAGTATTGTGAGTTCAAAGATAAACCAGATTTATGTGATAGGAATAAAAAATGATAACACCAGTATTAAGATTAAAATTATCAGATTTTTTAGGAACAGAATATGAACAAGAGGTTCTAAATAAATTACAAGAAATAAATAACTTAGATTTTTTTACAGCTTTCCCCGTTTATCTATGGTATGATAGAGATAACGATAGAGTTGACCTAAGTCGTTTAAAAGATTTCATTGTAGAGTGGGAAAGTAAAGGTGATTTCAAAAGTAAGACCATTATTGTTCCTGAATTTTTTGATAGATTTAGAGATTTTATTTGGTATGATATAATACCAAAGGAGGTATATGATAAACATCACATACAATATTCAAGATTTTCATACATCTACTCAAATCCAAGTTGTATTTTAGACGGACTTGAAGAGTTCAGAAAAATGTATGAGTTCACAATCAGAGAAAAACCAATCAGAAAACAAAAACGAAACGACTATGAAGATAGCAATCATAGGTAGTAGAAACTACACCAACAAAACTCAAATCAAAAACTTTATGTTTAGATTAAAAATGGAACATAAAGGTATAGAAATAGTTAGTGGTGGTGCCAAAGACGGAGCGGATAAATATGCAAAGAAATTTGCACTAGAATTCGGTTTAGATTATTCTGAGTTTCCACCACAACACGAATCACACAATCAACATTGTGTATTGGAAGCTTATGATTATGGTAAACCTTATAATGTTGGATACTACCACAAAAGAAATAAAGATTTAGTGAAATACTCAGACAAAGTTGTAGCATTTATCAAAGATGATATCATTACCAACGGAACAAAATCAGCATTAGAATATTGTAAAAAAATAAATAAAAAATTCGTTATTTTGAGTTAAGATTGATATTTATATATACATATATACAAGGAAATTATGAAAGAAGAAAAATTAACATCAGTAAAAGTCATAGATGAATTATATAAAAAGTTTAGAGAAAAATCTATCGTGGATGATTTTACTTTACAAAAACTTGTCAATAGAAGTTTAGATTTATTCGTTTATGATGAGGAGTTTGCAAAGAAAGTTCTTAATTATAAAGAACTTGAAAAAAGTGGTTCAAAATATTAATTAAAATATAAAGGGTTATATGGAAAAATTAAAGTTACCAAAGTTAAAAAGTGTATCAAACGATAAGAATTTTGAGACTAATGAGGAGTGGGTGGACTCAGTATCAACAAAAGTTAAGAAAAAGAAAATCATTTTATTATCAGACGACTTGAGAATGTCAAGTGGTGTCGGAACGATGTCAAGGGAATTTGTTCTTGGGACTATTGATAAATTTGATTGGGTTCAAGTGGCGGGAGCGATTAATCATCCAGACGCGAATAAAGCAGTTGATTTATGTGAAAGCACACGAAAAGAAACTGGTGTTGCGGACGCATATCTAAAATTATATCCCGTTTCAGGTTATGGAAGTCCAGAATTATTAAGAGAATTATTAATAGTGGAAAAGCCAGACGCAATTCTACACTACACAGACCCAAGATTTTGGCAGTGGTTGTATCAAATGGAACACGAGATAAGACAAAATATCCCTATTTTCTATTATAATATTTGGGACGATTTACCTTACCCAAGATGGAACGAACCATTTTATGAGAGTTGTGATTTGATTATGAATATTTCAAAACAAACACACAACATAGTTCAAAATGTATGTCAGAACAAACCAAGAACAGATTGGGACTCAACTTACGTTCCACACGGAATTAGTGAAAAACATTTCTATCCGATAAAAAATGAAAAAGAAAGATTAGAAATGAACAAAATGAAATCTCAATTGCTTCAAGGTAAAGACATAGAGTTTTGTTTATTTTATAACAATCGTAATATAAAAAGAAAAATGACTTCAGACACCATTTTGGCATTTAAAGAATTTGCAGATAAGTTACCAAAAGAAAAAAGAGACAAAACAGCTTTTGTGTTACACACTCAACCAATTGACCAACACGGAACAGATTTACCGGCAGTTGTCCAAGAAATTTGTCCAGATTTAAACATTATATTTTCAACCAACAAACTATCACCACAACATCTAAATTATTTGTATAACATCGCAGATGTGACAATTAACATCGCATCCAATGAGGGGTTTGGATTAGGAACTTGTGAATCACTGATGAGTGGAACACCAATCGTGGTAAATGTCACGGGTGGTATGCAAGACCAATGTGGATTCAAATTAAAGGGTGAGCACATTACTTACAAAGATTATGCAGATATTCACTCACTACACGATTGGAGAAAGTGGCAAGATAATGAAGACTTAACTCACGGAGAGTGGGTAAAACCAGTATGGCCTAAAGTTCGTTCTTTACAAGGTTCACCACCAACACCATATATTTTTGACGATAGATGTGATTTTATTGATGTATCTAAAGCCATCCAATATTGGTATGATATGTCACCAGAGGATAGAAAAGAGTGTGGATTCAAGGGACACGAATTTGTTTGTGGTGACGAATCTATGATGAGTGCAAGATGGATGAATAAGAATTTTGAAGACCATATGAATACTGCTTTTGATAAATGGACTAAAAGAAAACGATATACTTTAATCAAGACAGATGATGAACAGAAGATTTGGTCAGACGGAGAACGAAAGATTAACTTACCTAAATTGGATAAAAGAGGATAATATGATTAACACTAAACCATTAGTATTAGTAACAGGACCAGTCACAACAAGGAGTGGATACGGAAACCACGCAAGAGACATTTGTCAAGCATTGATAGAAAGTGACAAATATGATGTTAGAATAAATAAATGTCGTTGGGGGAATACACCAATGAATGCTCTTGAAAAAGGTAATCCAGTTCACGAAGCCATAAGTCAAAGATTTCTTAATGGTCCAAACTTAGAAAGGCAACCTGATTTACATTTACACGTGGTTGTTCCAAATGAATTTCAACCAATAGGTAAAAAGAACATTGGGATAACCGCAGGGATAGAGCATACCATTCCACCTGCTTATTGGATTGATGGTGTTAATCGTATGGATATGACTATCTGCACTTCTGAATTTACAAAATCATCATTTGAAAATATTCAGTTTGATAAAGTTGATAAAAAAACTAACCAACCTATCGGTAAAGTAAAAGTTGAAAAACCATTAGAAACTTTATTTGAGGGAGCAGACCCAAATTTATACAAAGAAACGAATGAGTTTTCAACTGAGTTAGTAGAAAGTTTTTCTGAAGTTAAAGAGGATTTTTGTTTTCTATTTGTAGGACATTGGTTGAGTGGTAATATGGGTGAGGATAGAAAAGACATAGCGATGTTGATTAAAGTATTCATAGAAACTTTCAAACACTTTGATGAAATGCCAGCGTTAATTTTAAAAACAAGTGGAGCTACTTTTTCAATCATAGATAGAGAGGAAATTTTAAAAAAGATAAGTGAAGTAAAAAAGTCAATCGGTGGTAATAAATTTCCAAGTGTTTATCTCATACACGGAGATTTTACAGACGAAGAAATGAACCAATTGTATAATTATCCAAAAGTAAAAGCTCATATTACTTTTACACACGGAGAGGGATTTGGAAGACCATTGTTAGAGGCGACTTTTAGTGGTAAACCGGTTATGGCACCATTTTGGAGTGGACAAGTTGATTTCTTAGACGCAAATTATAGTGTTGAACTTCCAAGTGTGACAACAAAAGTTCCAGCATCAGCTTTCCCGAAAGAGTATGGTAATCCCGAGGCAGAGTGGGCAACCGTAAATTATAGTATTGCGAGTCAGATTATGAAGGATGTGTTTAACAATTATAAAAAGTATGAACTTCGTGGTAAAAAACAAATGATAGTTAATAGAGAAAACTTTACACACGAAGCTATGAAAGATAAGTTGGTATCAATCATAGATAGTATGTTGACAAATATCCCACAACAGGTAAAATTAAAATTACCAGAACTAAATAAGAAGTCAGAGAAGATTTCTAAAGATAAAATTAATTTACCTAAATTAAAAAGGGAGGTTTGATATGGCGGAGGTTAAAATAACTTGTCCTAATTGTTTTAATACAGAGATGTGTTTTGAGGACAAATTAGAAATTGAGGATTTCAGTAGTTATATGTGTTTTAATTGTGGATTTAATAGCAACTCACTATATGTAACAGACTCAGAGGAATTAAAAAAAGTAAGGGAGTTGTCTACTGAGTTAGCTAAAAGTCTTAGTTTTTATGATTATGATAGAAAAATACATTGGTTTCCAACCATTTTAAATATGGGTAAGTTAGGAATAATATATCCCGAAGGAACAAAAGACAATTGGAATTGGAAGTTTGCCAGAGTTCGTGAGTTAACAGAGGAAGAGAAAAAGGACCCAAAATACGGCGGTCACGAACATACATTGGATATGGATAACGCTGATGAGTATGGTCAACACGAATTTTTACAGGCGTGTAAAGATATGGGAATTATTAAAAACATATGAAAAATACTACTTGGACAACTGTAAAAGGAGGGCAAATACTTACTTTTAGATATCAATCTGAGGGTGATGTTAGAGGATTCAAAAGAACGATAATTTGTCTTGACCCAAAATATGAGTACAGAAAAAAATCAACAGGTAGAGTTGTTAATTTAGTCGTTGGTTTGGAGGTGAAACATCAACTTAAAGGTTCTATTTCACCAAGTAAGTTAAAAAAGTTACTTGAAATACTAGGGGCGACTTCAAAAGATATTCAAAATAAAAATTTAAATGAGACACAAGTTCTTCAGGAAACTTATTTTGGTTTGAAAAGCTTTTTGAAAGCAGAACCAATATTCAAAACTTATTTGTTAAGAAAGTGTAGAAAGTATAGGGTGTTCTTAGAGAATAATTTAGATGGATTAAATGAATTACAAATTAAACAGGTGGCAAAGAGGGTAATTAAAGAGGGAAGTGTTGAGGTAAGTAGTGAAAATTAGTTATGCTATTACGGTTTGTTATGAATATGACGAACTAAAAAAATTGGTTTCATTCTTAAAAAATAAAATAAGAGAAAATGATGAAATAGTGGTTACTTTTGATAGACAAGGTGGGACATCAGAGGTTAGAGATTATTTATCTAAAAATGAAAATACACTAAAATGGTTTCAGTTTGATTTCAATAAAGACTTCGCAGAGTTAAAAAACTTTAGTAAATCAAAATGTTCAGGTGATTACATATTTCATTTAGACGCAGATGAAATACCAAATGAAATATTGTTAAAGCAATTACCACAGATATTAGAGATAAATGATGTTGATTTACTTTGGATACCAAGAGTCAACATAGTGAATGGACTGACAAATGAACATATTAAAAAGTGGGGATGGCAAGTCAGTGAAAAAGGTTGGGTTAATTTCCCAGATTATCAATCAAGAGTTTTTAAAAATGAAGAGAGTATACTTTGGTCCGGTAAAGTTCACGAGATGATACAAGGTGCAAAAACTTATTCACATTTACCACCACACGAGGAACTATCTTTATATCACGAGAAAGAGATTGAAAGACAAGAAAAACAAAATAATTTATATGGGGAGATATCATAATGAATATATTAGTTACAGGTGGAGCGGGTTTTATCGGAACAAACCTAATCAAAAGATTATTAAAAGACGGACATAATGTGGTGTCGTTAGATAATTACTCAACAGGCACAGAGGACAATCATCAAGAGGGTTGTGAGTATCACAATGTTGATATCAGAGACGCATTTGATTTTGATTTCTTTATGGAGAAACCAGATGTGATTTATCATTTGGCAGCACTTCCAAGAATTCAACCATCATTTGAGTATCCTGCATTGACTATGGAAATTGGTATGTTGGGGACTATGAACATATTAGAGTGGGCGAGAAATAAAGATTGTAAAGTAATTTACGCAGGTTCATCATCAGTTCATAGTGGACACTACGAAAATCCTTATACTTTTTCAAAAGTAATGGGTGATGAACTTTGTATGGCTTACAAACATATGTTTTCAGTTGACTCTAAAATTTGTAGATTTTACAATGTATATGGTCCACACCAACTAACAGAGGGAGAATATTGTACGGTAATTGGTATATTTGAAAAACAATATGAAGAGGGAGTTGAGTTAACAATAACAGGAGATGGAGAACAAAGAAGAGATTTCACTCACGTTGATGATATTGTTGATGGATTAATTTTAACTTCTGAAAGTGAAGACTTTGACTTAGATTTTGTTGAACTTGGAAGAGGAGAAAATCATTCAATCAATGAATTGGCAAAAATGTTTGGTAGTGGATACACCTACATACCAGCGAGACCAGGTGAAGCGAGAGTCACTCTTTGTGATACATCAATCGCTAAAAAGTCTATCGGTTATGAACCAAAAGTTAATTTAAAAGATTATATAAAAGAGGTTACGAGTGAATAAAAACTTGGTTTATATGGTCGCAATAGACCACGATAAATCACAATACAAACATTCAGACTTTTCACAATTTTCAGTTAAGTCTTGGAAGTATTGGTGTAAAAAAAATAACGCTGATTTACACATAGTTACCAAACATAAAAAAGAGTATGGATTCCCTATTTGGAATAAACTTGATGTTTGTGAAGTTGGTAAAGGTTATGATAAGATTGCGATAGTTGATTGTGACACTATGATTAAGTGGGACGCTCCTAATATTTTTGAACAAATTGAAACTGGTATTTATGGAATAAATGACACCGCAAACTTACGTTGGGTATACGATAGTGTGAATAATTATGGTGATGAGTTTTTTCCAAATTTTGAAATGAATTTAGAAAAATATATAAATGCAGGTGTTGTTTATCTTGATAATAGTTCACTATCGGTTTATGATAAGTTAAGAGACTTTTATTTTAAGAATAAGGAAAAACTTGATAGTTGGAATAGGGGTGGTGGAAAAGAGCAAACATTATTTAATTTTGTTTTACAGACTAATGATTATGATGTTAAATTATTACCACCGATTTGGAATTTAGTTTCAATGCATAAAACAGAACTATTCGGTTATAATTGGCAAGATGGTGATGATACAACACCATTTTTTATCAAATATGGTTATGTTTGGCATTTTACAGGATTTGAGATAGAAAAAAGATTTAATATGATGAGAGACACTTGGAGATTAACAGAGTCAAAGTATGCATAAGAATTTAGTATTTATAATCGCAGTTAAAAAAGACGGACAACTCAAACCAGAATACGAAATAGGTATTGAGAGTTGGAGAAGATGGTGTGAAAAAAATGACACACAAATGTTTTTATTAGAAGAGCCAGTATTACCAATGGAGGATATGCACATTATCTGGCAAAGATATTTCTTGTTTGATATTTATGACGCAAACGAGATTAAAGCAAATCAAACTTTAATGGTTGATGCGGACACGATTATTCATCCAGATTGTCCAAACTTTTTCAATGAAACAGAGAATAAGTATTGTTTAGTACACGACGACGGAAGTTATGATTGGGTGTTAAGAGGTATGGAACACTATTCAAAATATGTTTATGGTGGGGATTGGTTTAATTTTTGGGAGTATGGAAATAGTGGATTTCAAATTGTTAATGATTCACACAGAGATTTCTTTCAACATATGAGAAATTTCTATGAGGAAAATAGAGAGAATATACAATCCATACAATCTAATTTTGGGATAGGAACAGACCAAACACCATTAAACTTTAATTTAAGAAAACAAAATATTGATGTAAAACTACTTCCATACAGATATAATATGGGTTGTATGTTAAAGAAAGAAATTATAGCAGATGACTTTTTGTTTACTAAGTTAGGTTGGATATATCATTTCAATGGACTACCAAACAAAGACCAATCAGTTCCACATTGGATGGAGAAAACATTTAGGTATTTGTATGGTTAAAGTTCATTTAATAGGACACGGAAACTGGGGAGCAGTCATTGATAATGCAATTAATGACTTGAAATACATTGAGTGGGTTGATTCAAAAGACGCAGACTGGATTATATTATCAACACCAAATGATTTACATTATGAACAAGTTTCTTATTGGTTAGGACAGGGTAAAAATGTATTTTGTGAAAAACCATTAACATTAAATTATAAAGCAGCAAAAGAATTGTTTGATTTTGCAGACACTATGGGTGTGGAATTATATGTGGATGATGTTTTTACTTGGAGAGATGATTATGATATCTATTCTGATGTAAATCATTTTGTTTGGACTAAACCAAATCAGAAAGATATAAATTATATTGATAGACTGGCATATCATCATTTCTATATGTGGGTCCTTGATACTGACTTTGAAATTAGAGATATCACAGGTGAACCAAATGATTTCAAAATAGAATTAGAAGACGGAAGAACCGCAGAGTTTTTCTATGGTGATAGTTCTCAAGTGGTTCATTTTGTAAATCAAGATGATATGACAAACAATCAAAATAATCCATTGAGAACAATGTTTGATTTCTTATTTTCAGGTTCTGGTAATTATGAACTAAATAAAAAACTAACATTAAACGCCACCAAGTTATCAGAACAAGTCAAGAAAACATTATTACCAAAAGCATTAGTTGTGGGTGGGGGAATCTTTGGAACTACATCAGCAGTCACATTAGCAAATAATGGTTATCAAGTAGAATTACACGAAGAACTTGAAGATGTAATGATGGCGGCATCCGATATTAATCAATATAGATTACATAAAGGTTATCATTATCCACGAAGTAAAGAAACTGCAGAGGAGTGTTTGAGAGGACTAAAAACATTTAAAAGAAAGTATGAAAGAAGTGTTGTTAATGGTGACATAGAACATTATTATGCAATAGCATCCGAGGACTCAAAAGTATCTGAATTTGAGTATCTGGCATTCTTAGATGATTTAGAATTACCATATGAAAGAGTTAAACCATTACCAAACACAGATGTTACAATAAAAGTAGAGGAAGAATTATTTGACAATTACAAATTGTATGAATCAGTTAGAGATAAATTATGGTCAAGTGGAGTTGAGGTTTTGAAAAACAAAACAACAACCAAAGATGACTTCAAAGGATATGATGTAGTTGTGATTGCAACTTACTCAAAGTTAAATGATTTACTTGATGAAAAGAAATGGTATCAGTATGAATTATGTGAAAAGCCAGTCGTTAGATTACCAAGAAAATATCAAGGTAAAAGTATAGTGATTATGGATGGGCCATTTATGTGTTTAGACCCATATGGAGAAAAAAATCACGTGTTGGGTAATGTGAAACACGCAATCCATTGTTGGAACGAGGGAACTGAGGCATTCTGGCCACATAGATACACAAAGTATTTGAACAAAGGTGTGATAGAAAATCCAAAACACACCAAAATAGATAAGTTTATAGAAACAGGTAAAAAGTTTTTTAAAGATTTTGACAAATTAAAACACATAGGTTCAATGTATACCATTAGAACCGTACTAACAAATAGAGACCACGACGACGCAAGACCTACCTTGGTTAATCACGAGGGTGGAAATGTTTATAGTTTATTTTCAGGTAAAATAGATACTTGTGTTGACGCAGCAAACGAACTAATAAGGAGAATCAATAATGATTAAAATTGAAAAAGGGAAAAAATATTTAATAACCGGTGGAGCAGGTTTTTTGGGTGGAGAGTTGATTGAAAGAATTCTTCAACAAGGAGGAGATGTTATCACGGTTTCAAGAAATGAGGGTAAACTAATAGAATTAAAATCTAAATACAAAGATAGTAACTTAGAAATACATACAGGCGATATTTGTGATGATTTCACACTACCAAGATTGATGAGAGGAATAACAGGTGTATTCCATTTAGCAGCATTCAAACACGTTGGATTAGCAGAAACACAAGGTAGAGAGTGTATCAAGTCTAATGTGATTGGTAGTATGAATGTATTGGAAGAAGCAGTCAAAAATGATGTAGAGTTTGTTATTGGTATCTCAACAGATAAAGCAGCTCAAGTTACAGGAACATACGGAGCAACAAAATATCTAATGGAAAGAATGTTCACACAATTTGAACAAGATTATCCACAAACTAAATTCAGAATAGTTAGATACGGAAATGTGTTGTATTCAACCGGTTCAGTATTGTGTATTTGGAAAGACAAACTACAAAAAGGTGAAGAAATAATCGTAACAGACCCAAATGCCACAAGATATTTTTGGACATTAAATCAGGCGGTTGATTTGATATTTGATTGTATGGAAAATGCCACCAATAGTGAATTCCATTTCCCAAGTATGAAATCTATGAGTATGGGTGATTTACTTGACGCAATGGCAGAAAAGTATTTACCAGAGGGTCAAGAACTAAAAGTAAAAACAATTGGACTACAAAAAGGTGAGAATCTACACGAGAAGATTTCAGAAGACGGATTGTATTCCAATGAAGCAGAACAATTTACTATTGAGGAAATCAAGGAGTTAATCTAATGGATTTAGAAGAAGTAATGGGACTACAAGAACTTGAAAAGAGAAAAGACAAGTTCAAAATAATGATTACTTATGTTGGTGGTATCGCCGGACAATCAGTAATCAAAATGATTAAAAAGTCTAAATACAAAGATAGAATAGAAATCATTGGAACTGATTGTGATAAGTATTCCGCAGGGTTTGAGTGGGTAGATAAACCATATTTAGTTAGTAAAGTGCCTGAGTGTTTAAGTCAGTATGACCAAATAATCAAAAAAGAAAAACCAGACTTAATTCTACCAACAGGTGAAGAGGACTTAACTCACTTATCAAAATATGAAAATGCATATATGTGTGATGAAAAACTAATTGAATTGTGTCAAGACAAATATGATTTCTACAAACACTATAAAACTTTCTTTGGTTTTCAAATGCCACAAACAGAATTAAGTTGGGAGGATTTAGAACTTCCAATGATTCAAAAGCCAATCACAGGCCGAGGTAGTCGTGGATTTGAATTACTTGAAAATGCAGGACACATAGCCGCAGTTGAAAA